TCAGAAGCAGAAGTAAGGGAGGCACAAGCAGGATTAAATCTTCTTGCTACAGTTTTCCCAAAAGATAATGCTGAGTTATTAAAAGTAGATGGAGTATTTGGACCTAAGACTTACAATAGATTTAAAAAGTTTTATGTTTCATTACCAAAGAGTACTCAAAAGAAATTACCTGCTGGAGATAATCCTCTGATGAATGTAGATGGCAAAGTCGTTTAATATAAATAAGCAGAACGTATCAAAAGCTGAACATAATTTAGAATTAGCTAAAAAAGATATGATTGCTTTTGGGAAGTTGTTTTTGCCTGATGATTTTCTAAGGTCAGAAACACCTTTCTTTCATTATCAGGTAGCAGATGTTATTTCTGATTTAAGTAAAAAACAAGCTGCTATAATATTACCTAGAGGACATGGAAAAACAGTTCTAACTAAGTGTAATATACTACAGGATTTTTGCTTTAGTAAGGATCCTTTGTTTTATGGTTGGGTTGCTGCAAGTAGTAAAATATCAGTACCTAACTTAGATTATATAAAATATCATATAGAATTTAATGAAAGGATTCTATATTATTTTGGTGAACAAAAAGGAAAGAAGTGGACAGAAGATGATATCGAATTTAAAAACGGCTCTAAGCTTATCAGTAAGTCAAACTTATCAGGTATTAGAGGAGGAGCTAAGCTTCATAAAAGATATGACCTTATCGTCTTGGACGACTTTGAGGACGAGAATAATACCATTACGGCTGAGTCTCGTTCTAAAATTTCTAACCTTGTTACGGCTGTTGTCTTTCCTGCTCTTGAGCCTGGTACAGGGAGGCTTCGTATTAATGGCACTCCCGTTCACTACGATTCATTTATTAATAACATCCTTGTTGCGCATGACAAAGCAAAGAGTGCAGGAAAAGATTTTAGCTGGGAAGTAATAACTCATAAGGCTATACAGCCTGATGGAACTCCTTTGTGGCCTGATTGGTTTGGCGAAAAGGAGATGGCAAGAAAGAAGAAGTTTTATACAGATTCTGGACAACCACAGAAATTCTATCAAGAATATATGATGGAAGTTCAGTCTGCAGATGATTCTATTTTTACTAGGAATCATATAAAATACTGGGAGGGAGAATATAAATATGATGAAGACACTGGTATATCGTATATCGACGATAAAGAAAAAGGTTATACTCCAATCAATGTATTCGCTGGGGTTGATCCTGCTACTGATAGCGTTCGTAGGGATAGTGACTTTAGTGTACTGCTTGTTGTTGGTGTCGACCCTAACAATAATGTTTATGTTTTACATTATACGAGAATTAGGTCGCTTCCTGTCTTGGGCATACCTGGAGAGGCCAAGAAAGGGATTGTTGACCATATGTTCGATCTTAACAACACGTATCACCCTAACTTATTCGTGGTTGAGGACACAACTATGTCAAAGCCTATATTTCAATCGCTCAATGCAGAGATGCGTAGGCGAAATGACTTTGGAGTTAAGTATGTTGCTGAAAAACCTGGGACAAGGATGTCGAAACGCGATAGGATACAAGAAATTCTGGCGCAAAGATTTGCAATAAAGTCAATGCACATTAAAAAGGATATGTATGATTTACAACACGAGATTATTACTTTTGGTCCACGAATGGGTCATGACGATACCATTGATGCTCTCGCTTATGCGTGTAAGTATGCACATCCTTCAAAGATTATAAAAGAAAAGAAATCAGGTGATTGGTATAAACATAAACCCAGATCTAAGAGTTGGGTTATAGCATAGGAGGAGAGATGGCAAGATTTGGAAGAAGATCAAAAGAGAATTTAGCTACATGTCATGAAGACTTACAGAAAGTCTTTAATGAAGTAATCAAAACAGTAGACTGCTCTGTTCTAGAAGGACACAGGTCTAAGGAAAGACAAAACAAGTTATATGAAGAAGGAAAAACTAAAGTTACTTACCCAAAAGGTAGGCATAATGCTAGCCCTTCTCTCGCTGTTGATGTCGCTCCTTACCCTATTGACTGGGATGATAGAGAACGTTTCCACCTTTTTGCTGGGTTCGTCATTGGGGTGGCTTCTGGGATGGGTATTACTCTTCGCTGGGGAGGAGACTGGAACATGAACTTTGAGGTAGATGATAATAAATTTGATGACTTCCCTCACTTTGAACTAAGGAAATAATTATGATAAATAAACTAATAGATTATATGATATCTGGGGATGATGTTATGAAGGAGGATGGTACTGCGAAACAAGCTGTTGATATAGCAAAACAGCAAGTTACTAATCAAGCAGATACTTACCATGGCACAGGGAAAAAACCTGGTGATTATGAAAAAGTTTGTTTAAAATGTGTTAGAAATATATATAGTGAAGCAAATATTCCTTTTCCTGCAACTAATTCTGTTGTAACTTTTATGGATGCTATGGATGGTATTGCTGTTGATTTGTTTAATAATCCTAAGGATAGCAATGGAAGAAGGATGAGAGTTCCTTATGCTGGAAGAAAAGATTGGTCAGAAATTACTATGGCATCAGGTTTAGTACCTGGAGATATTATGGTTGTTATGAATGCAGATGGAGGTTTACACGCTACAATGGTAACAAATGTTCAAGGAGGTCCTAATAGTCAAGGACTTTTTCAAGGTTATTATACAGGTGTAGATGTTATACATGATAGAGGCCCTTCATCCCCAGTTCAATCTTCTCATTATGAATGGCATGAATTAGTAGAAGGACAAGGAGGAGATGCTGGAGATAATAGAAAATTTGTAAATGCTTATAGATATTCTCCTAAAGAAGTAGAAACTATGTCTCCTTCTGAGAGAGCAATGAGAAGCGCAGGAGAAGATGTTGTTAATCAAGTGTTAACTGGAAGAGTAGGACCAAGAGAATGAAAACAGTAAGAGATATTAAAAACAGGCAGAAAAAATATAAGAATATTTCTGAAGTTAGAGAAGCGGCTCCAGCTCCTCCATTACCAGCAAATTTAAGCCAATTAGATAGTCCTGAGATGGTAGATATGTTTAAACTTATGTCTATTATGCAAACAGGAAGTACTACTTCATGGCCTAAGATAAGGGATATGTTTATTCAAAAGAAAATGAAAACTCCTGGACCAGAGAAGGTAGGAGCTATTAATGCTGCTTTAGTATCGAAAGCTAAAGCTATGAACTTATCTCAAGAAGATATTATAATGAATGATATGAATTTAGATACTAATGATATTATAACTCAAATAAATGAGGGAACTGTAGATGTAGATTCAGGTCAAGAAGAATTAGAGAAGATGAAAATGGTTGAAGGCGATATGCCTGGCCAAGGAAAACATAAACAAGGTAATTGGGGAGGCGGGAATGTCTAAAAAGAAAGCGGAGAGAATAAGACAGTTATTCAATTCTGTCAATGGCAATACGAGAACAAGATGGGAATCTGTTAATCAAAAAGGTTTCGATTTTGCTAATGATAATCAATTGACTAATGAAGAGAGGACTGCTTTAGAAGAACAAGGTATGCCGACATTTACAATTAATAGGATATCTCCTGTTGTTGAGATGTTAAACTTTTATGCTACAGCTAATAATCCAAGATGGCAAGCTATTGCTACAGAAGGAAGTGATACAGATGTAGCTGGAGTAATATCTGATTTAGCTGATTATATATGGTATAATTCAGAAGGAAGTTCCTTGTATTCAAATGCTATTAATGATGCTATTACAAAATCAATAGGTTATCTTCAGGTTGATATTGACCCTAATGCTGATCATGGTATGGGTGAAGTTATTATTAAACAACCAGAACCATTTGATGTATATATAGACCCTAAAGCTAGGGATATGCATTTTAAAGATGCTGCATTTATTATGGTTAGAAAGCTTGTTCCAAGAGCTCACTTAGTAGATTTATTTCCTAATTTTAAAACAAAGATTAAAAAAGCTTCTAGTGATGAAAACTATGAGTATAACTATTCTGAAAAAGATAGAGGGATAGAGCAGGTTGATTATACTTACAAAGACATACAAGGAGAAGCTATAGATCCAGATTCTGGAGAGAATGATGACATATTAGAATTATTTGAATTGTTTGAGAAAATTCAAGTAGAGTATATGAATGTCTTTTATAAGATTCCTGTAGATGAAAAAAAGCTAGAACAAATACAACAACAAGTTCAAGTTAGATTACAAGAAATGGCTGCTGAGCAACAAGTAGTCTTTAAAGAAAGAGTTGCTAAAATGCAAGAGGCTGTTCAAAAAGGTGAAATGATTCCTGAAAGAATGCAGTTAGAGGTTGAAAAACTACAGAAAGAACAACAAATGCAATTAGAGCAAATGAAAGTAGATTTCCAAAGCCAATTGCAAAGAGAGCATGAAAAGACTGCAAATATTATTATATCTAAAAAAGAGTATGATATATTAGTTAAAAATGAAGCAGACTTTATAGAAAATGTTTATCAGGCTGTAAGCTTCTTTCAACCTAGAATGAAACAAACTTGCGCAGTGGGAGATCAGATTTTATATGAAACAATACTTCCTGAAAAAATAACAGAGTATCCAATTATACCAATACATTTTAAATGGATAGGAACTCCTTATCCAATGAGTGCTATTTCTCCTTTGATTGGGAAACAGCAAGAAGTTAATAAAGCTCATCAACTATTGGTACATAATGCCTCTTTAGGTAGTTCATTAAGATGGATGTTTGAAGAAGGCTCTGTAGATACTGATTATTGGGAAAAGTATTCTAGTTCTCCAGGAGCATTGCTTCCTATTAGACCAGGAGCAGCTCCTCCAACACCTGTACAACCAGCACCTTTAAATAGTGCGTTCTTTCAAATAGTGCAAGAATCAAAAGGTGATATGGAATATTTAGCAGGTATATATGCTTCTATGATGGGTGACCAAGGAGGTCAACATGAAACATATAGAGGTATGTTAGCTATTGATGAGTATGGAACTAGAAGAATTAAACAATGGTTAAAGAATAGTATTGAACCTTCATTAAAGCAGGTAGGTAGGGTTGTTATGCAATATGCTCAATCCGTATACACTGCTCATAAGGTATTTAGAATAGTTCAACCTAGTGCATTACAAGAGGATAGACAAGTAGAAATGAATATACCTCTTTATAATGACAAGGGAGATGCTATAGGAAAGTCTTTAGAAGTTGCTACAGCTAAGTTTGATATAAGAATCATAGCTGGCTCAACTATGCCTATTAATAGATGGGCTTATTTAGATGAGTTAAAGCAAATGTTACAGTTAGGAGTTATTGATGATATAGCTTTATTAGCTGAAACAGACTTAAAGGATAAAGAAGGAATTGCAAAAAGAAAGAGTTTATACTCTCAATTGCAAGGACAAGTTCAAGGTGCTCAAACTACTATTAAAGACCAAAAAGGCACTATTGAAACTTTAGAACGTCAAGTAGTTCAAGCTAACATTAAAATGAAAGTAATGATGGCTGAAATGGAAGTTATCAAGAAGAAAGAAGAAGCTAAGGGTAAAATCCAAAGAGCTACAGACCAAGTTCAAGATAGTACTAAAGCTGAGAAGCAACGACTCGCTGCAACTACTGATATAATCTTGAAAAAACTTGATTCTTCGGTTGTTCAAGCTGAGCAGGATTTAGGTAGATCTTCTGCTGATGCGAACAAGAGAATGATGCAAGCTGCAGAGGAAGAAGGCAAGAAACAAGCCGAAGCAAAAGAAAATGTTGCAAAAGAGAAAAAAAGTAACTAAATTACAAACATTTATAAAGGAGAGATAAATGGAACAAAATGATCAAAGTAACCCAGGCGCAATACCTTCTGATAACAAGGAAGCTAATGATAAAGTGTTTGGCTCTTCGTCAGAGTTCTTTAGTGAGTTGGAACAAGACGTTAATGGAGCTATCGATGATAGCTTAGTTGATGAATTGGCCCAAGAATCCCTAGAGACGGGAAATGACTCCCCTACACAGGTACAACAGGTCCCTCAACAGGCAACACCTAATATACCTCAGGGCAATAGTAACTCGAATATCGATTGGGAAAAAAGATACAAAGATTCAAGTAGAGAGGCTCAGAAGCTCGCGGCCAGAGTAACTAAGCTAAAACCATTTGAACCTTTGATGGATGTAATGCGTAAAGATAGTGGTTTGATTACACATATTAAGGACTACTTACAGAATGGCGGAGCTCCAGCAAAATCGGTTAAGGAAGAATTAGGATTAGATGAAACTTTTCATTATGACCCTAATGAGGCTTTAGACAACCCTGAATCTGATTCAGCTAGAGTTTTTGAAGCACATGTTGACAAAGCTGTAAAAGGCAAAGTTGATGGAGCTTTAAAACAAGAAAGAGCTAAGGTAGCACAGAATAATGCTAGAAATGCTTTAATTCAACAAGCAAACGCTTTTAGAACTAAGCATAATGTTGACGATAATACTATGAAGGAAGTTCTAAAAAGAGCTGCATCTAATAAACTTAATTTAGAGGATGCTTATCTTTTAGTTAATAAGAGCGGAGTTCAAAGGAATATCGAAAAAAGCGTTAGGAATGATGTTGCTGAGCAAATGAAAAATGTAAGGAATATACCTCAAAGTGCTAGTCAAACGAACAGTGCGCATGCAGAGAAGTCATCAACTGATAATGTATTTGATGCATTAATTGGTAGTGATGACAATGTAGATAATCTGTTCGGATAGCCTTTTCAAATCAGGCTCCCGAATGTAACTCGTAACAAAGGAGGACATTAAAATGTCTGATTTATTCAAAACTGGTGATCTTTCGCCAGGCTCGAGTACTGGGATTACTACGCCTGGACTACCTTCGGGTGGTCAAGGAAATCCCGATACTGGTGATCTGAGACGAAAGTATAACTTCGGTGATCGTGTTTCTGAGTTGTCAATTGCTCAAGACCCTTTTTTTAGGTTCTTAAGTAAGGTTTCTAAAAAACCTACTGATGACCCTCAGTTCAAGTTTACCGAAAAAAGGCATTCTTTTCATAAAAGATATGCTTATGTAACTGCACATGCTGCTACTACTGCTGTAGGAACAGTTGCTGCTACAGTTACAGCTACTGACATAGAAGTTGGTGACGAATATTGCTTTAAAATGGAAACTGATTACAAGAATAGTGGTAATATAATTTCTGTTTATGGTAATACTTCAAACCAAATCAATGTTGGTGCAACTGGAACAAAGCCTAACTTTTTCTTATCAGGGCAATTAGTTAAAATCAACTTTAATTCAAGCTTACCTACTGTATCTTCATATGCTGCTAACGACTATATAGTTGTTAAAGTATTAGAAGTTAGTGATTCAGGTGAAGCTGTTATTTTGAAAAGTAAAGTTGTTAAAACGCTAAATGCTGCTGCTAACAATAAACTTTGTTCTTTTAAAGCTACAACTACTGCAATGACAGGCTCAAGCGCTGCTGATTTAACAGATCAGTCTATGGCTGCTTTAGAGCCTAAAAAATGCTATGTTGTAGGTACTGCTCATGAAGAAGGTTCTGGTTATCCTGAAACATGGAAAGACCAACCTTACTCTACAAGCTACGGACAAACTCAAATCTGGAAGACTGCAATGGCAATGACTAACACTGCTAGAGCAACTGCTTTAAGATACGATAAAAATGAGTGGGCTCGTGTTTGGAAAGAAAAGTTGATTGAGCATAAATGGGATATGGAGCAGTCGCTTCTATTCGGATCACAACAATCGTTAGATGGTACAAATTACACTGAAGGTGCAGTTAACTGGATCTTAGGAAAAGGTAATATCTTTAGTGGATTTGATATCGCATCATATACAGCTGACGACTTCTTAGAAGATATGTCTGCTTATATGGACCCAAGATATGGTGGAAGTGCAGCTAATTGGCTTCATAAATTAGGTGGATACTTCAAGAATAATCTTGAAATTTCTTCTAACTTCAGAGCTGATATGGCGATTACAGGTAAAAAGAAAGTATTTGGTGTTGATATCACTACAATCACAACTCCTTATGGAGACATGAATGTAGCCAGAAATATCCACTTAGATGGTACTGATATAGGTATACTTGCTATTAATATGAAGTATGCTTCTTACAGACCTCTAGTAGGTAATGGTCTCAATAGAGATACTTCAGTATATGTTGGCGTTCAAACTCTTGAAAACTCTGGTATTGATAGACGTGTGGACTTAATCTTAACAGAAGCTGGTATGGAATGGCAAATGCCTGAATGTCACGCTATCTGGAAATCATAGGAGGACTTGAAAATGGCAAACAATATACCATTATATGGTGCTAATAAAGCAGGTGGTGACCTGGGCGATCTTCAAGACTTTGTGGAAGGCTCTTTAAAAGTAGTAGAATATAGAAAAAATCACGATGCAAGTGATTCTGCTGTAACTCTATATACTGCTGGTGGTGAAGGACTTGAAATGCTAGGATACTCTTTATATGTTACTAACGTAAAGGGTTCTGCAGGAGATTTCCAAGCTAATGTAGAAGTAAACGGTGTTAACGGAACTTTATCATCTGCTGGTGCAGCTGGTGAAATTTTCGAAGGCGGCGGAACATTAGTAAACACTGAAACTGTTAAGTTAGAATTTACTGGAACTGCTGCGGAGACTGCTGATATCAGAGTAATCGTTTGGGGTTCTGCTAATACTAACGCAACGTAGGAGGTTTACATGGCTGGTAAATACTGGATAGGCAATGAGCCTTCGAG